ACGTGGTCTGATGGACGTTTTTAAATATTTGAAGAAGGCTGATGCTTTCCTTGTCGAGAACGATGAATCTCAGGCAAGGAAAGATGCTGAACGTGCTGGTGGTGTAACGTCAAAGTTTGGTAAGTATTATAATGATAAAGGTCAGTATGTTGGTAAGGTTGTAGGAGATAAATTTCAAGCAGCATCTAAGGATGAACTTCTTGATAGAATGGCTAAGTCTCCTGCAGGACAGGCTGAACCAAAAACACTTTCACAATTCAAGAAAGAAGTTCCACAAGAACCTCAAGCACCTGTCGGTGATCAGATGGGAAGAGTTGTTCCTGGTGGACCAACATCAACAGCCATTGATAGTGGAAATGTAAAAGAGATTGAAAAGGGTTTAATGCGTGGTCGTGGGAACGTCATGAGTCCTGCGAGAAAAGATCAGGTAAAACAACAAGCACGTGATATTCTTGGTCAATTAGCTGCAGAAAGAGAGGCTGAGGAACGTGCAGCTGCAGAGGCAGAAGCTCAGGCACAAGCTGAATTAGAGACACAACAAGCAGAGATTCAAGCAGAAAATGATGCTGAGGCTGAAGAGATAGATGTAGACGATTATAGAACTGTAGATGACGTTTTATCTCAACAAGCTGAAGAAGATGAAGATACGGATGAAAAGTTTCTTGACGACTACGAAAGAATTACAAATGAGTACAAAGAAAGGTTGGGAGAACTCACTGCAATTCAGAACAGAAATGTAGATAAGAAGTTTGAAGCACTTCGTAAAACGTTTAGTAAAATTAGTGATAAGGATAAGAGAAAAGCTTTTGGTAATTCATTAGCACTTGCTTACAGTTATACTGGTCGTGTTAATTCTGGTGCAGGTAAAAATGCCTTGGGTAAAGTCGATTACGAACTTTTAGAGGCAAATAGGGAGAGATTGTTAGATGGATATGGTGATGGTAGTTCAGAATCTATTAAAGATTTTGTTGAATCTACAAGACCGATTGAAGTATCTGATGAAGAGGTAGAGGTATTTTTTGATGCCTTACCAACAAAACTACAAAAGAATTTCATGGGTGCAGGTAAGATTTCTGATACTTATGATGGACATTCTTTAGGTATTGATAAAGATGGAAATCAGATGAGGGGTAGATTGAGTGGAAAAACCAATGGAGTGGCTAATGGAAGACTTCGTGGTTTAATGGTTACAAAATTATTCTTGCAACAAGGAGGAAAGGATGGATATACTGGTGCTGATCTTGATTTAAATGCAACTGATCTTGAACATGTCAGAGGATTTAATAATAAAGATGATGGTGACCCTACTCAAGAGATGAAGGATCAGAGAGAGAATGTTGATAATTTTATTTTGACAGCATCTAATTTGAATCAAACTAAAGTAGACAAAAATATGGATGAGTGGTATGGAACTGAAGTTGATAGATTAAAAGATTTTTCTGATGAGGACTATCAAACAAGAGATACACTCACAGATCAGTCAAATACAATGAATGATAAGGCAAAACTTGTTAATCAATTATTCTTTGACGGTGATAAATTATCTGAAACTGCGAGTTCTGAAATGTTTGATCTGTATTCTAAGAATGACAGGGAGATGGCCAAGACTATTAATAGTAATATCAATAAGTTTGGTAAGTCAAAGGGAATCAAACTTCCTAATGTAAAAAACAGAATCGGATATGAGATGATCAAGAAACTTGGTCTTGGTGGATATATGAAGAAAAAGTCTGGTAGAGGTAATCAAGGAAAGTTAGATGACAAAATCTATTCCGCATTCATTTCTACTTTAATGGAACAAGATGAAGAAGGAAGAGAAAGATTGTCAGAGGTGTGGAAAGAAGGAAGAGAACTTGGAAGTCAAGCTGCATATGACCAACAAAACGATGGTGCGGCAAAGACTACTTTGATTCGTCACTTAAAAATGAATGGTGGTATTGCTGATAGATTTTTTGATAGTAAAGAATTTAAACGGATTCTTGGAGAGGCAATTGTGATGGGTAGAAATGTGATAGAATCTCTTAAGAGATCACTTCGTGATCCCCTGTCGTAATAAATACAATATAAGGTATTGATAGAAATGAAGAGTTTCTTAAATTTCTTTTCTGAGGCAAGACAGACCAAGGCTTCCACTAAGGCGAGGCAACTTGGTCTGAAAGGTGATGGCCAAGG